TTGTCAAACTCAAGCTGAGGATCGCTAAACAAAGAGATCCCAGAAAGGAACTGACTAAGATCATAGATAGCGAAGTCAGAAGGAAATACTTCCTCGCCAGTAAACTTTGCGAGGATGTTTTCTGCGTTAGAAATAGTTCTAACCGTGGATCCTTTACGGAAGACAATCGAGGAATTGATAGTACTGAAGTTTTTGAGAACATCTAATGTTTTTCTAGAAAGAATAACTTTACTCATTGGTTGTAAGATTCGGTAATGGCAGTTTTGTCAGAAAAATGTAGCAGCAGCAATGCGTAGTGAAGGATCTTAATGATATCACGGCGAGCAGTGCCTTTACGATCGTAGCGTGAAGCATACTTGAGGATGTTGCTACGGCAGAATGCCTCAGCGTCTCCACATGCTTCAATTAGATCTAACGTTTGGATGCTGTCGTTACCAGCAGAATAGTGTTGTCCATAAGTTCCAGAAATGTAATCACTCAGCTCTTTCAACAGAGCATCTTCATTGTATTTTTTCGCCATTCAGTTATCCCAGATTAAGCGTAGGTTATCATGGTAGCACTCTTGAACCTTGCCGTCAAGGTCTTTGACAAATAATTTAAGACCTTTGCCACCCATAATTTTTACAGTCTTGCCACTGTCAAGCATGGCAAGACAATTTACATATCCGTGAAATTTTTCAGAACGAAATTTCGACATCTTTTTCCTCCTCTTCAGTTTGAACATCAGCATCAATTTTATCATACAATTCAACAAAAGATTGTTTGGTCTCATCGTCAAAACGATTTACACAAACTTTGATCGCCTTCATACGATCACCCCAGATAGCATATGCTCTCATGATGTGGACCAGACGACGGGTAGAAATAACCTCATCGATACCACCATCAGCAAATGTCTTACGGATAATGTCAGCCCAGTTAGCAAGGTTGACACAGAATTCTTCATCATGCTTACCAACAGAAGCAGCAATACGCAATAGGATCTTAGTCTCAGTAGCAGGAGTAGGATACTCTTGCTCGAAAGTCAAAGCAAAACGCTCAAGGAATGCTTCGTTGAGAACATTAGTGCCGATGAAGCGACCATCATCAGAACCCTTGCCCTTAGTATTGGCAGTAGCGATGATGTTGAAACCAGCAGCAGGTTGGACATAGCGACCAGTCTTCTTCAAGAAAACACCCTTACCTTCCAATACAGATTGTAAGCACAAGATCTTATTTGATGCCAAGTCAACTTCATCTAGAAGCAGCACAGCTCCACGTTCAAGAGCTTCGATGACAGGACCATTATGCCAAACAGTTTCGCCATTAACAAGACGGAACCCACCAATAAGATCATCCTCGTCAGTTTCAATGGTAATGTTTACACGAATGAGTTCCCTATTTAGAGCAGCACATGCTTGCTCAACAGAGAATGTCTTACCATTACCAGACAGACCAGTAATGAATGTAGGATAAAAAATCTTAGATTGGATAATTTTCTTTACGTCAGAGAAGTTACCAAACGGAACATAGGTATCATCTTTATCAGGAACGAGGTTCTGATCTTCCCGATCATTAACAGGAATAGCAGCAGGTGCTTCGTAGGTTTGCTCAAGACGTTCTTGTACTGTCAAGTTCCAAGTGCCACGCTTGACATAAAAGTCACGCAGACGCTTGACAGCAGTAGGATAAGTAATTCCAAAGTTATCACAGGCAGCACGAACATGCTCAGAATTAATGTCGTTGCCGTAAGTTTCGGACAAGTAAGAAGTAAGTTGTGTGGTGGTAAGATCGGACTTAGCAGGCATGGTGCGTTTCGTTGATGTAGTTATTATAGAACAAAGTGGGGCAGAGTCAGCGGCAGAGTGGACGGTTCATCAAGCGACATACTCGATGAAGGAACTCAGGAGTTTCTTATTAGTAGACTTTCTCTTTAGCATTTTCTTAAATGCTTTAGAAATCTCTCCCTTCTTAGCACCAACCTCTACATCAAATTCAGTATCAACATCAATAGTGGTGTTGCTGATAGCGTACAAGGCAGTATAGCTCTTGGGGAAAGGAATAACAGCAGACTTGGTTTTCTTCCACTGTTTCTGAACTTGATCATAATGAGCAAGACTAGCATAAGTTCCAACAAAATTGGACAGACCACTACCACTCATAATACGGAAACCAAGGACATTTACGTTAGCGTTACGATCACGCAGTTGTTGAATAAAAACATTAGTTATCTCACCCCACCCATCGTTCATAGCATAGACACGTCCAGTAGTGCGATCACGAAGCACAGTGCTGTAATCAAGACGACGGGGACGAATATAAAACTCATCCTTATGATCACTATAATACTCGCGACCATAAGAAGCTTGACATGCCTCACCATCAGTCAGAATACAAACATTGACTTTTTGAAGATCGTTTTGTTTTTTGAACTGGGGAATAATGTAGTTCATCATGACAATACCTTCATTCAAAGGAGTACCAGACAAACCAACACCAAATGTAGAGGGATAACCAATGCGATAGACATACCCATACGCCTCACGATACAGGTTCATACACATACGCTCATAGTCCTTAGAGTTAGAACGAGAGGAAACAAAGTTCATCAGATGAAACATGTCTTTATGTAGAAAAATCTTACCTTCGTCACAGTTCTTGTTGGCATAGTATTCTTCACTAGAAAGATACTCGTCATTACCTTGACTGAGGCGTCGAACAGCATACCATTCGTTCGTAAAAGCATATACTTCAAAAGGGATCTGAACTTTCTTACAGAAAGCAGTCAGATTCAGCAACTGCTTGACAGTTGCCAGAATCTCGTTCGACATAGAACCAGACCAGTCGAGTAGAAAAAGCAAACCATGATTTTTGCCATCTGGCAGAACAGTTACTTTTTTAAAGATATCTTCAGAATACTTATAAGTATGAAGCTTTGAAGTATCAAGAACACCAGTTTTAGATTGGCTAGCACGAGCATAGGCATCAGCAGACTTACGACATTCAAATTCTTTTACTAGGTAATTTACTTCTTTCTGAGATTGCTTACGAAACTCTCTATAAGATTTATCTACTTCAGCATACCTATCCAATCGATTAATTCCATCATCATTGTTAAGAAAATTACTACGATACTCATCAATCCAGTCATGTACTTCTGTCCAGTCAGCAATATAGGTAGGAAGATCCACACTGTCAGGGATCTCAACGTATACAGGATTGGTAGAGTAACGATCAGTCAGTTTCTCAGAAGCATTATCAAAAGCACGTTGAGTTTCAGAAGTCTCTCCAGCATTCATTCCTCCTTCTTCATCTTCATCCTCACCCATTTCATTGTCGTCAATAGGATCAGAAATGTCAGAAAAAGAATCTGTAATTGATTCAGTTTGCTGCTCAGATTCTACGTCATCAGTAGTTTCATTTTCAGACTGCTGTGGTTGAGCAGCAGATTGTTCTACTTCTTCAATTTTTTTAGAGAAGTTATAAACATCAACAGCAATCTGACAAACTTCATCAAAGGTCATAGCAACGTCAGTGCGAGCAACAAACACTTTTTCTTCGATAGAGAAAGGGATTAAAGCACTAGCACCTACCTTAAAATGTAGATTGATGCGATCAATCAAACTAAAGGTATTAAAGTCTTCTCCTTCAATACTAAAAAAATCTTTTTCATTCAGTTCTTTATAACCACCAGAAAATGATTTACGCAAACCAGGATACTTACGCTTCATAAGTTTTTCAATACGAGCATCCTCAATCACGTTAACGAAATCTTTAGGACAATCAAACATATTAGTCCAGTCTTCGTTTGGAGTAAAGAGAGCGTGTCCTACTTCATGACCCACCAGCATATCGTACACTGTGCTGGATGCCTTGTCCCAGTTAGGGAGGGTCAACACACGACGATCCACATCAAATGAAGCAGTGGGAACTTTGCGGTGTTCTACAATGAGGTTTTCTGTTGCCAGCAAACGAGCAAGGTTTCCACGAATTTCTTGGGTTAGCATGGCGTCTCTTGTATTGATGCTACTAGTATATACAAAAAAAGGGTGCCCGAAGGCACCCCTAGTCCAGTTCAGAAACTGTCTCTCGGATCACGGAGAAGTTCTTTTCTTTCTCTGCTGTGATAGTTCTCTCAAATTT